ACAGAAAATGAAGACAAGGGCATGGAAGAAAATGATAAAGAATCAATAAACAGAGGTCCAGTAAAGTCGGAGATAAATATGAGAGAAAAAGCAGATAAGGTAAGCAGAGGCGGTTCTGAACTGGCTTCTGAAGAAAAAATTGTACAAAAAAGCAAAGGACAATATAAGTCTAGATACCAGGGTGAGTTAGCGCCAAAATCAGATATAGTTGTGGATAACTATAGCGCTTCTTACAAATCTAGATATAAATAGTATTAAACCTTACCCCTCTATGATCTATATTTTTTATTGACATGGAGGGTTTTTATTGTTATATCAATATTGTTAACCTAAGCGGTTCTATGGCTGAAATCACCGAGAAAAGAGAAACTATAAACATTGATCATTATGATATTGCAGCGGGTGATTTAGCGAATGAAATAGGTAAAAAGTTAATGCGTGACTTAGAAGAGTCTATTGAAAAGCACGCTGTTTTACGTAAGGAAAAGCTATGGTTTCTTACGTCCATTCGTAAAAATCCCGCTAACACTCGGGAAATTCATATGTTTATCCATCCTAGTTTTGTTGAGCTTAAGATAAAGAGAGAGCAGATGGATTTATGGGAATATGATTATTTAAAAAATAAATTATCAGTTGTTTGGTCAGTGCCTCATAGGACGGAGATGAAGAACTTTTTACGTTCTCCTGAGAAGTACAATAAAGATCTAATAAAATGGATAACAGAGTATCTAGATCAAGAAAAAATCAATCTAAACGATTCTTCAGCACAAGTAATTCATTAATATATTTTTTCTTCTTTCTCCTTTGTTGCTTGTGCTGTTTTTGCTAGGCAATTAAAATTCTTATTTATATCAATTAAAATTTTTATTAGTATGAAAATTATATAACCGCTTGTCGGCGTTAAGGCAGTCGTGCGAATTTATCGTACACCTGAAGCGTATAAGTGGGTATCGCTAACCCAAAGGAGGCACATGACCAACGATGTAGCAACAGACGTTAATAATCAAGAACCCGTCAACCTTGAGGCTAACTCAGAGGATCAGAGCCAAAACCAAGATCAGCAAAAAACTGATGCCAACTCGAAAGAGATGAACTTCGCCAAGTTAAGGGAGAAGTCAGAAGCAGCAGAAAGAAAAAGTGCTGAGCTTGAGCGTCAAATGAAAGAGTTGTTAAGACGAGAAGAAGAAAGGAATAGACCAGCTCCTGTACAAGAAGAAGATGAATTAAGTTCCCTAGCTGATGATGACATCATAACTGTCAAACAAGCCACAAAGTTGGCTACAAGGAAAGCAGAGGAACTAATAAAGCAGAAACTTGAACAAAGTGAGAAGGCACAACTTCCCCAAAAAACTCGTAGTACATACGGCGATTTTGACGCAATTATGACTGAAGAAAACATTAGAAAACTAGAAACAGAAGAGCCGGGACTTGCGGACGCATGTTCTAAAGCAGTCAATCCTTGGGAAGCGACATATAAAATACTTAAGAAATTTGTATTACCTCAGCAAGAGGTAAAGGCATCAAAGGCTGATGAGAAAATGAAAGAAAACTTATCGGCTCCAGCCTCATCAAATTCAGTTGGGAGACAAGGTCCCCTATCCAATGCTAATGCTTGGAGTGAAGCTTCGAGAGATGATCTGTATAAGGAGATGATTCAGTCTGCACGCTCTGCTCGATAACACAAGGTTTAGAGCATGACAACAACTTCGACAGTACTACCAGCGCCGGTAAAATAAGTGTGCCGGCCTTAAACTTTAGGTGATTACATGGAAACCCTAAACATAAAAACCAAAAACTGTTATACTAAGAATGGTACAACAACGAGGTGTTTATGCATGGCAACCAGAGGCAAACGGATTGGGCTTATATGGCAGGAATAATGGATGCAGATGGATGTTTTATGATAACTAAACATAATCGTAAATGGAAAGGGCATAAAATTAGTCCTACTTATTTACCATGTTTAAAAATATCTATGGTAGAAGAAGAAGCAATCCAATTTATTACTGATGACATGAATATCGGAAATTATAAGCTTGATCGCACTCGTAAAAGGAATTATCCGGACGGCAGAACGTTTGGAAGTAAACCGCTTTTTGATTGGTTTATAAGAAACAGAAAACAATTGATCCCAGTTTTAGAGCAATTGATTCCCTATTTAAAAGTAAAAAAAAATAGAGCAATACATTTATTGAATTATTGCAAAAATGTTTTTATCAAAAATAGAGGAAACAATCGAATTCCTGAAGAAGAGTTAAACTACCGAGAAGATGCGTATTTAAGAATGCGTAAGTTCAATGGTAGTAAAGTAGCCGCAACGACTGAGTCCTGAAGCACCGAGAGGTGAAGCGACAGTCTGCTCTTATAGGAAACTATAAGAGGGAAATCCGAAGAGGTTTCCCCGCCTGTTGAATAAACAGGTCATAAAAGTAACAGTTTGACAACAGCGCTTTAGTGCTAAATTGCTATCTACACCTCAAGCAAGGCTGATTCATAGACTTGTTGCGGTACCGTACAGAATGCCAGAACATTCCGGGGATATTCTTCGTATGAGAAGATATACCAGATTAGAGACTGCGCCTGTACCTATTAATCCAAGTATGATGAATCCTCCATCTCAGTTATTAACTGCGGTTGATATTGATGCCAAGATAGATTGGTATGCAACCTATCTCGTTGTAACTAAACAAGTTACGCTGATAAATCAGGACCCAATTTTGAATGAAGCTTCTGCCCGTTTAGGACAATCGCTTCGTGAAACAGAGGATCAGTTAATAAGAGATATGCTAGAGGCAACAGCCAGCGTGATAAATTGCGTTGGGGGAACAAACGCTAGAATTGTTGGCGTTTTAAAATCTTCTCTGATTGAGTTGGAACTCTCAGCACGTGATGGTGGAGACAACAATGCGCAAGCAATCGAAAGATGTGCAGCGTAAACGCAGCAAGCGAGAAGACACGAGAAATCGTGATGCGGTGCTCTGGACTCTATGGAAACATAGAGAGGATAGCAGAGATGACTATCCCGCTTAAACAATTAAGGACCTTTGCGGTTTAAATTATGAACTTGAGAAACAATATCATTTCTTTTAACGAGAATAGATTGATAGGCTTCTTTGAAAGTCTTAGATTGTTTATCTCCTCCGTTAGGCAATGTAGTTTCATAAAATTCAATAATTTTTTCTGCCACAGGTTTTTTATATCTAAGGTATGGAAGGATATTTTTAAGAAGATAATAAACAGATTTTCCAGTCAATTTCCAAAGAATTTGATCGCAATGCAAGCTGTTTTTTTCATTTCTTTTAACGAAGTGACAAGAACCGCCAAAACGCTTTTTCAACCAATAAAAAATTGGATATCTAGTGTTATTGCATTGAATAACAACTTTAAAAACTTCGTTAATTTTATTTTTAGGTTTGTAATGTTGAATGCCAATATGACATTCGGCGTCAACGAAACCAGCAAGATAAATAAAATCAGATTTTTCTGGTTCAATAAAATTAGAAATGGATTTAAGTTTAGAAATATCATCAAAAGAAATTCTATTTCTAAGATGTTTTTCTCTCTCCAAATCTTTTATTATTTCCAGTCTAAAATCTCGAATGTCTGTTTTATAAAAAGAAGTAAACAACTCACATTGTCGTTTTTTTTCAATAAGATAAGGGAAAAGCTTTTCAGCAAATGCAGAAGCTTCTTTTCTGTCTTTTATAAAATAAAAACAAATTTTGCGTGTTGGTCTTTTTTGTTCTTCATTTTTGTATATACGACCACTATATGTGGTGAAAAGATGGCTTATCAAGTCAAAGTTAGTGGAAGTAATAGTAAAACTTACTCTAAATCTTTTAGCAGTTTGGGTAATAGAAAAACACCCATCTCCATCGGTATATCCAGCAATGTAAATAATATCTTCAAGTTCATTCATGCCATAGATAATAACGTGTTTAAGTTATTAAAGCAACAGATTTCGGATAATCCAACAGAGATCGTAAGATCAGACGTTGACGGTGTTGTAGCTACATTACAAAACAATAACGGAGAATTTATCTCTGAAATGATCGGTGGCGAAGACAAATTCGGAACCGGTCCAGTGAGAGATTCTTATTTCGTTATGAGTCATAGCAATATGATTGGGCAATTGGAAAATGTGCAAGGCTTTATCGCTAAAGCTCAATATCCAAATGATAAAGGAACTTTATCAAGTGAGTGGGCATCTATTGGTAACACAAGATATTTCTTGTCATCAAGAGGTTCTATTACAGCTAGTTCTTCAATGCTTGGGGCAGATGTGTATAACAACTTTGTCGCAGCACAAGAAGCTTACTGTAACATCGAACTTGATGGAGCAAGCGCTCAGTTCATTTATCACCCGCCAGGATGGGGTAAACAAAACATTGCCCCATGTAAAAAATCTTCTCTGATTGACTTGGAAACCCAAAGGGGCAACAGGGCGCAAGCTGAAGTAGAAATACTTCTTGCAGCGTGAACGACTGAGTGAGAGGACACCGAAAGGTGATGCGACAGTCTGAACACGACGAATAAAATGAAGGTCGTGAGATTGGGTCGAAGAACCCGATCCGCTTAAATGTTATAACCCTTTGCGGTTGAGAATATGAATATGTTAAAAGCATCATTTAAGTCAACAAAAGTAACAGATATGGATGACCCATGTGAACTTAGACAAACCGCTGGTTATAGATTTGCATATGCAACTCGAATCACCAACGACGCATGGTTAATTAATTTACGTTGCACACTAGCATAAGGAGGACACTATGAGTACACCATTAGCTTTGATTGCTCAAGGTACCTTCACATCTGCTGGTACTGCGAGAGCGGTTGAATTACCAAAACAACCACATTATTTTGTAGTTAAAAACCGTTCTACTTGGGGAACAGCTCCTACAGCTGTAATTCAATCAGAATGGAATTATGGATATGGAGCTGGACAAGCTACATGTATCACAGAAGGCGGAGCGAGTGCGTTAACTGCTACTGCTATTGCTGCGGGAGGAGCTGGATTTTCATATTTTGATTTCAGTTCTCAAACTCCTGGAGTTTTAGTTGCAACAGGTACCGCAATAACTTCAGCTAACCCAGCAGTTGTTGCTGATGCGACAAGTCCTGCGGTTGGAAATATTGTGAGAATGTTTAA